TCGACGTTATATCTTTACTGAACATATTTAGGGTCATAAATACTCATTCCCCACTGCAACACAGGACGTTTCTCAGTGTAAAAAATACAACAGATAGGTATTGGATTAACGTAACAATTATTTTTCACTTTTTATATAATAGTTACAGCTTTAATAAAAAAACACTAACTGTATGCATGAACTGAATAATGTTAAAGTAAATATTAAGCAAAAAGTTATATAATATAATACAATAAATCCAAGTAAAAAACTTAAAATACAAATGGTAAAAAATGGAATTACTATATATATATATGTTAAACATAGCATTAATAGAGCTATTACATTATAAGTAGCTGATAGATAAAATCTATAAATTATAGTAATGAAATTATTAACTAACTCTTTAGAGTGACTAAGTAAATTTCCTTTTTCATCAAAAACAATAAGATCTAAAAAGGAGTCTTTATTGAAACCACTAACAACTAATGCAAATGCGGATAAAGATAGACCAATTAAAGTGATATATCCTCCCAACATTGCTATTAAAATGTTCGGAATATACTCAATAAATTTCTCGTTACTCAATAAAAATAATGTTATAAATGTAGCCAGTAGAATTAAACTAATAATTAAAGAACAAAGCGCTTCTTTACCAAAAAAAAATTCTTTAAATCTTTTTTCCTTTAAGAAAACTTTCCAAACTGATTGCTCGTTTAATAAAATTCTTATTTGCTTCAATTTTTTTTGCCGTTCTATAATCTCGTTTTCGTTATTCATAAATTCATCTCTCTTTATCATTTTCTAAATCTTCAGAAATAGACATAATTTCATATGGAGAATTTTTTAATTTATCATTTATAAATTTAGTTTTATGCATATCCCTATCATTTCGAGTATTGATTTTCACATTTTCATTTTCTTTAGACTTACCGTAAGCTTCTATATGACCATAACCCGACTTAGCAAGTGTTTCAAAGGTTCTTATTAAGTACGAATCTTTTTCCATAGGATTTCTTACATCTGTTGAAAGCTCTTGTCTATAGTACGTTGCTCCTGTATTTTTCATATATTCTATTATGCTATCAATATTATCATCCATTTCTTCGAAAACATCTTTGGCATCATTAGGAGGTACTAAAACAACAGAAAACCTACCTAATCTATCTATTTTACTGAATTTCATTTCAAAATTTTCATTATCAATCAATAGAGTAATGTTTATATATCCCATTTCTTTGTATGATGCTTCTAGCATTTTCTTGAAAATAACTATAAATTTTTCTTTAGTAAAGTATTTATTGGGAACAAAAGAAATAATCTCTTTTTTAACATTAAATGAGAAAGCTATTCCCTCTGAATAATTACGCAAATTTTCTTCATGCAAACTATTATTTTGCTCATCAAAAACATCTACAGTATGATTTTTATATACTTTAACTAAATAACCGAATATTGTTTGTGTCTTTTCATCTTTATTCAAATTTGCAAATTTATACGCCTTATCGTTTTTTTTATCTCCTATTTTTGTATTATTATTGATTTTTTCATATAAATTTATAAGTAAAGTTTCTAAGTTCAATTTATTTTTATAAACTTCATTGATACGTTCATTTATATTTACTTTCGCAAAATAAACATTAGCCATTTCCCCTTAACCTCTTTCATGTGTAGTTATTTTTATTATATATTTATTTGTACAAAATAAAAAGGTTTTATATTAAAAAAAGCAACTAATATCGGGGAATGATATCAGTTGCAACTACACAATATCATTATACTATATTTTAGTACCTAGTACTAATGATTTTAATGTTACTTTTTAAAACTATTTAATGTCATAAATAAAAAAACTGAATTTGGATATTATTTATTTAGGCTTTCTAAATCTCTCTCATTCTTTTCATCATCTTCTCCGATACCATCTATAAACACTGGTGTAGCTACATTCAAGTCTACTTTCTCAGTGAATAAGCTGTGGTAACGACCAATCAGGTCACGAGCTTTCAATCGATCACTTGGCTTAATAGGAACTTCTACTGTTTCCACATGCTCATTATATACGAGGTTCATTCTTCCACTGTCTGGATTACGTTCAAATGTGCCTTTCTTTACTACAGCTTCCTTTGTTTCAGTTTCGTCGCCAACTGCTGCTTGAGTTAATAGATACAGTAACTCTTTAGCTGATAAAATTGTATCGTCCATAATCTCGTCTTTCTTACTTTTAATGTATTCGTCTACTTTATCTTTTCGTAATAACCTACTACCTGTTACATGTGCACTATTCGGGCTATATCCTGCCTTTATAGCGCTTTGAGTAACGTTGAGTGTCTTTATATACTCATTCGCAAAACGTTCTTGTTTAGGCGTTAATTTTTCCATATCATCACTCCTTATTTATATTTATCTCTGATATAATACATACCTTTTAAGCCTATTTGCTTATATAAATTATTAATTGTAATAGCTTGATGTTGAGCCCACTCTATAGCAGTAGCATATTGATGTGTAGCAGGGTGTTTGGGGTTCCATCTAATTCTATACAATGTGTTTTGCCCTTTGTTAATATAGTCTTTTCTTACGAAACTAGCTCCACCCATAATAGCTTTTGCAGGAGTAGTCCAACCTCTTTTTCTAGCGAATGTCATTGAATAATTAGGGTTGTTATCATATGCACCGATACCAAAGTAGTTATAAGCACCGTACCTACCACTAGCAAAGTTACTACGACCATAACCACTTTCTAGGAAAGCGTGAGCGATTAAATATATTTCGTTGATATTATTCTTTTTACAACCCTCAGCAAACGCTTTCCCTTGACCAGATAAAGTGCCTTTACCTTTAAGTATCTTGTTCAACTTGCTTACTGATATACCTTGATACTTGCCCAAATCTAACATCTGGTATCGTTGTACAGAACTATTCCATATAGTATTAGGATTCATATACTTACTTGTTTGAGATCTAGAAGCATTACCCCAACCCCAACTATATGATTTTTGAGGCATACCACGTGCCATTTGCATATTTAATGCTTGCTGGAATGTAAACATACTTTTCTCAACTACAATTTTAGGCGTATTAGTTTTTCTATTTACTGACTTATTATTCTGTGAAGTCGTTTTATTATTTTGAGTAGGATTATCTACTGAAGTTTTAGGCTTAATTTTTATTTTAGTTTTAGTCGTTGTTGTAGTAATCGTTTCTGTTAGTAATTTATCTCTCTTAAGATACAAACCTATGATTTTCTTTTCAACTTCTTTGTACTTACTTTCATCAGGAATACCATTTTTAATCAAGTCGTAATTAATCAAATCTTTCATAGAACGCCAAATGTTAGGATCTGCTTTAATTGATGATTCAGAAAGTTTTATCTTACTCCAACTTAGTAACCAAACACCATAGATTAATGCCCTAATTTGATTGAGCATAAATTGACGTTTGCTTTCTGTTTGACCGCCGCACACTTCCATGACAAGCCAACCTGGATGTTCAGGTGCTTCTTCAGAATCAGGTCGAGGTGTCCATACACGCTCACGGTCTATATAAACATGTGGGTATTCATCTTCATTAACATACTTATTGCGTTGTAAGTATAGTTCTTGTACTGAACGCATGTGAGTACTTTCTTTGATATAGATACCTTTTATGTCTCCTATCGGCTTTTGTCCTTCTACCATGTAGTGATAAATATATTCTAGTTTGTCGTCTAAATCTGATGAAAAAGATGTATAAGAAACTCTAGTTATCTCTTTAAAATATGGTTTCTTAGCTTCACCTGTAGTTGTTGTTGCAGTACTAACAGTTGCTTTAGCGTTAGGACTAACATTTTTAGGTACTTTAGGCTTTGTAGTTTCTTTTGAATATGGAGGTCTCACAAAACCAGTTACACTTGTATAACTATGTTTTACTAAAGCTCCAGGACTTCCCCATGCATAGTTTGGTGGTCTCTCTGAGTGAACCCAGTTTTGATCACAACTGTAGAAATACTTCTTATTTGAAGGGCCAACAACTATAGCTGTATGTCCTGCATATCCTATACCATTTCCTGGATGCCACACAGCTATATCACCTGGAAGTGGAACGAAATTTTTAGTATTCCTGTAAAACTTAAAACCTTTAGGATATTTATAATATGCCATGTGCATAGCATTACCCCATGTTATAAATCCCCAATATTTACGGAATAAATAGTTAGGTAGATCCCAACATTGTGGGCCGTTTGCTCGGTCAATGTCTATTCTATGACCTATCATACTCTTTGCCCATGCTGCAACTTCTGACGCTGTGGGCTTTCTTTTCTTTGGACTAGGTAATCCCATAAATTCACCTCTTATTTATAAAATGAGCCTACCCATTTAAGGATAGGCAAATTGTTTAATTATCTTCTATTGTTACTTTGTTTCACTTCATCAATCGCATTGTTATAACGTTCAGTAAGTGGTTTAATTTCAACGCCACCATACTGTTCATTCTTAGTTATAACTACACCAGTTTTAGCCATTCCAGTTTGGTTAATGACACTATATTCAAACATTAAGTTCTTGTACTCTTCATTTGTAGTGTATGGATATAAAACACCTTGTTTTAATTCTTCGAGTTTAAATGCAACTTGACGTTGTTGTGATTCGTTTAATTGATTGTCATATTTTTGTTGCAACAAGCTTAATTCATAAATATCAGTATCCGTTACATCTTTACTATTGATATAGTCTACAATCTCACTATCGTTATAGAATGATAATCTAGCTTCTAAATTCTGACGTTTAATAATTTCTGTTTGTGGATCTTTAACATTATCTTGTTGACTTTCTTTTTCAATCTCATTACAGCGTTGCTCTATTTCATTTAATCTATCTGTAGCAAACTGTTTGAATTTGTTTTCAAGTTCAGTAACTTTGGGCTTTTGTTGTTCGTCTATTGCCTCTAAACGATAGCCTTGCTTGTATAAACGTTTAGTATCTTCGATTAATTTATTTACTTCATCTAATAAATCTTTATATTTTCTGTTATCGAATAATACATTCCATACGTCTTGTGATGTACCTTGATAAGTAGTTGTTGTCATAATACATACCTCTTTCTTTTTAATTTGCTTGTAAAAGTTTTTCTTGTCTTGCTCGTTTCATACGAGCTTTAATTCTTTCTTTTCTTGCTTTACCTTCTGCCCTACGTCGCTCTTTATCAGCTTTAATTTCTTCTTGTATAGCAGTATTTCTATTATTCTTGTCCTTACTATCTATGTTGATTATATCCTCACATATGCGTAATATAAGGCTCTCATCAGCTAATATGTCATCTCTTTGATATCTCTTTATCTGACGTTGTTCACTATCACTATAGTTAGATAGTATTATGTTAAACTTCTTTAAATCATGATTAGATTTATGCTTAAATTTTTCTAGCTTCTCACGTTCTTCAATAATACTTAATGCCAAATCTTCAATGTGATTTGATTCATAGGACAACTGCATAGTGTATGGATCAATAAACATTCTTGGATAATGTAAAGCGTACATATCTTCAATGCGTTGTTCCCATTTATCAAACTCACTTTTTAAGAATGCAGCATTGTACTTTGTTTTGAGTTGAATAACAGCATACCTTTGTTCTACTCCCAAATGCTACACCTCTTATAATTTAATACGTTTTAAAGCCTCATAACGTTTCATACTACCGTCTGCTAATCTTTTAATACTTTGCATTGCTTGTTGTTTTTCTTCATCAGTAGTGATGATGTAATAACCACGTTCATGTTTTTTATAGCTACATCCTATAGGGTAACTATAATCATCAATCAACTTGCTTATAGCATTTCTTAACCATCTTTCATTAGATGAATTATACTCGTACCCCATTAAGTTAAGTATCTTGGACTTAGTTATATACTTATCTTTTGAGTTCTGAATAGTATCGAAAATCCTTAAATATTCGGTTGGTACAGATTGATTTTTATTTAATGTATCTATCATGTTTTATTCCTCGTTTTATTTAGTATTCCCTTTCTGTTTACTAACTCCCTAAAACGATAATGATACATTTAATTTTTCCTCACACTCTTATTATATCAAAATTACACTAAAAACACAAACTTATGTTCCTGTTTTAACTCATTTTATTTTTTACTTAACAGCCCTTAAAATCGTTGTTTTATCAACTTTTATAAGTGTTTTTCATATACTTTTCACATACTACAACTATAGAACATACGTTCCTTAATATTTGCTTTTTGTCCCCCTTATAAAAATTAAGCGCTTAGCTTTTTTTAGTTTTTTTATATGGGAGCCACACACTACATGTGACTCCTTATTAACCTACTTACTCACACTATAGTAAGATTCTTTCAACTCACTTAACTTACGCTCTAACGTCTTATAATCGTCTTGTGTAGCATTCTCATCTTGTACAAATTTAGTAACCCATTTCAAGCCCTCAACGAGCTCACTTGCAGGTTCATTAATTCCAGTAGCTAACTGGTATAATACTTCGATATTACCTATCACATCAGCATTACTAGACTGAACACCCTCAAGTTCTTCAACATTTAAACCACTTTCAATATAAGTGAACATATCAGTGTTATTACTTTCTGCGAATGTTTGTAGTCCATACATAAAATATTCATTTTCGAATAATTGACTTGCCATCATATCGCTTATAGATAAGTGGTTATCATCATGTATTTCAAAACCGTTATAATATCCCTCAACACTTCTTATAAGCCCCTCTGTGTGCTTAGGAGACGCTAATTCGAATGACTTTCTCACTTTACAATCTTTAATATATACATGACCGAATAGCTTACCGTTCATCATCACATAAACCATATCAAATGGATCATTATATATTTTAAAAGCGAAGTGGTTATCTCTACTACTCTCTAGCAACCCTGTGTAGTACCTTAATAACGTACCTGCTCTTGTTTCAAATTGATTTGCGATAATCTCTACATTCATTTAGTTTGCTCCTTTACCTTTATTCGTAATACTACTGGAATCCATGAGGGCTTATCTACTTCATCGTTAGTGATAGCCAATGGTAACGGTGGTACCTTTCCGTCTAATAGATACCTCATAACATATCGTGGATTATGAATAATTGATATCTTGTTTTCTTGATACAACTCCTGTATAACTGAACCTGATTCCGTTGTGCAGTGGTAAAAGAAAACTTTATTCTTGTCACTATCAAATGTAAGTGATCTATTACCCTCAAATGGTATACCTGCTTCATCAAATAGTGGTTTTAACTCGTATATATAAGTGCTTCCATTCTCTCGAATAAATTCTAATACTTTATCTTTTAAATTATTCATACGCCACCTCTTTATTTACACTAAAAGTTATTGGTAACCAATGGTAAGTATCTATATCATATGACTTCAAAACCGGTAAGTTTAATTCTTTACCGTCAACCATATAAATAACTGGCTCACATATTTTCATATCTATTAATCCTTCGTTGACTAGACTGCTAACCACATTAAAAGCTTGTTCGTTCCATCCATACCAAAATATAATATTATTGTTCTCTGCACTGGTATAAGCTCCGTTACCTTTGTAGTCAAAATGATTCTCATCAAAAATCTTTTCGATTTCTACAAACGATGTGCCAGCATTTTCTGTTATATATTTAATAATCTTATTTTTTACATTGTTCATTTTAAAACCTCACACTATATATTTTTTCTCACACTTATTTGTAATGATATAAACGCTTTAATTTCAAGTGTTACAGCTTATTTCTCACACCTCACAGATAAATTAAGTAATTGAACATATATAATTCATATAACGATTTATCTGTTTTAAAGTTAAAATAAAGTGTGAGGTGTGAGAAAACCTTTAAAAGTATTGATATATTAATGTTTGTAATCTCACACTTATATTAATTTACTCACACTTATTCTGTGAGCTTTTTCAATATGCTACCATCAACATCATATATATTTATGGTGTTTTCTTTTTTATAAAATCTTTTACTTTTTTCTTCTACTCTTGAATAATAGCTAACTGTTTTATAACCAATTTTCGCCAATTCTTTAGAAAAATTGAACTTATTAAGATGATGATAACCGTTATTCACACACCATATTTGATATATTTCGTATGCTTTATCAGTATTACGCCCTTCTACTACTGGTAATTGTCTATAATCCTTGTCTGTCGCATCTTCTATGAACTGCAAAACTGGATTATTATCAAATTGATACTCCTCTTTTGTCTTTCTAGCAATTTTCGGTTCGATAATCTCGTTATTTTCTAATGTTCTTTTTAAACCTTTTAAAGCTAAATTAAGTAAGGCTGACATATTATGTGGTGTTATCAATTTGTTCAATAACATTGGATCTTTTTTCTGCCCACCTTTGCCGAATTTACGCAGCATAGGAATAATTACCATACGTCTATAAAAACCTTCACTCTTATCATTACTCATTGGTAACTCATTACTTGCAAAGATGAGTTTTACATATGGCTTAAACTCAAAAGCGTCTTGTCCTTTAAATTCAAGTGTGATGTAGTTTCCTGTTACAATGATTTTGAAATTGCCCGTATCCTTAATACGATTAGGATCTATATCATCAGCAATATTTACTAGCTTTCCTTGTAAATTTGCAGGTTTAAATTTATCGTTTAAGTCATTAAAAGATAATGCTGTAGTATTCTCTGGATTATAAAAATGGTGCAATAATTTAAGTAGAGTAGTCTTACCATTGCCACCGGGACTATAATAAAAGAAAGCAACTTGTAAGAAATTATCACGATATAAACCATAGCCAATCATTTCATAAATCAGTTGTTCTACTTCGTCATCCTCATTAGAAATATCTTTGATGAACTTTTCTATCAAATCACTTTGTGCATTCTCATCGTAATCAACATCAATAATATTGGTTATATAGTATTGAGGACTAAACGAGTTTAATTTTTCTTCAATAGTATCGTATATACCGTTTTTTAATCCTATATAACGTGCTGAACATTGTTCTTGATAATTATTCATGCATAGAGTTTTTAACTTCTGGTATACTTCCTTATTTTGTTGTTCTCGTAATGACGGGATATATTTGATAGTCATTTTACGCACAACATCTATATTGAGTGGTTCGTACTTCTTGCCTGTAAAAACATGAGGGCGATTGTCGATATAGCAACCATGAAATTCTTCATAAAGAAATAAAGCAAACTCATAAAACTTAAATCTATTTCCATCAAAAAATTCTTTTTCATCAAATATTGATTTATCTTCCAAATAATCTGGAAATATGCCCATACTAAACCTCCTTATTGATGTTCTCTTTTGTATATTGATTCGAATGTGGCGTTAAACTCTCTTGAACTTAATGGAGGTTTACAATTCTCATTCCACATATAACAATATGCATATACTAAAGGATCTGGTACACGTCTATTGAGTAATACACCTATCAATGACGTTAAAGTTTGATTACGATTACCTGTAGAGACTCCAAATGCAATAGACTTCCAGAAATCGTTATCACGTCGTTTAGGATATTTAAATTTAGTTAATTCTTTATGTTTTTCTCTGTATTTATCACACCACTGATTGAGAGTTTTAGTATCTAAAATTGGTGCGTCATTATACTTATATAGAAAAGGATATTTACCTTTTATATAAACTGGCAAAGCCATCGCTCTACTAGGTTGAAAACTTCCCTCATCTACTGGATGACCTATCTTATTCGCTAATACTTTTGTATATTTACGGTACTCATCTGCACTTATATGCTCATTCAAAGCAATATATAAACGTACTCTAGGACTTTCTGTTCGATGATTAAATGTAGTGTGGTACATCCAGGAAACACCTTTTAAAGTCTCCGTAATTGCATCATGTAGTAGTCTCAACTTAGTAATGTCGTCGTAGTCCAGCACTAGGACATCACGATAAATCACGTTTCCGTCTTTACGATATTTTTTATACTCATTACCATTTTCGTCAGTATCGTCTTTCATATCACCATAAACAGCAACACCACGAGCATATTTATTAGTATTATTTTGTGGTATAGATAATCTATTAACTAACTCACTCCATTTAGGCTGCGAAAACTGTTTAAACGATCTTGAATCCAAAGTTCCATACCAAATTACAGAAACTTGAGTATCATATTCTAATTTAATTTCATTCAATTTTTACACCTCTAGGAATAGCAGAGCAAAAATGATATAATATAAATAGAGTATTTAATTAATTTGCTCTGTTAAATTAATAAGTTATGCGTTTAGTGATTCCTCGCCAAAGTTCTCACTAGACGCTTTTGTTTTGTCTAATTCGTCTAATGCTCTATCATAAAATGTAGTAATCTCATCATTCATAAAATTTACATCTTTCAATATCGAGTTAAGCACTGCCATCAATACATAATAGTTCTGATAGTATTCTTTTAACATATATGATTCCATTACTTTACCTTGTGCATCTAAATGAGATCTAAATCGTTCATTACTATCCATGTGTTCACCAATCATTGTTATAACTGTATTTATTTTTGTGTTTAATTCTGCCTCTATCACTTCATTTTTCATTTGTTTAATATTTTGTTCTAAATTACTCATTTTATTATTTCTCCTCTTCATAATTAAAATTATTTTCTAGTTCCTGCAAACACCACTTCATAATATATTCGAGATGTTTTTCTCGATTAATTTGTGAAACTACTTCGTGACCGTCTTTAAACTCGGTGTGCTCATAGCTTTCAAAGTGATTATAAATACTTGTTTTAAGTTGATATTTTACGTGTTCTAATACATCAATTTGTTCTTGATTCATTTTATTAATCCTCCTTTTTGTTTTCGTATTCATCTACAATTGGTAATGTTAAAGTTTGTATTAGTGCAGTTATTGCAATCCCATGAATAAAATCAATAGAGTATGCATATAAGCAACCAATTGTTATTGCTAGTATTGAAATCAAAATATATAGTTTCATTAACCCTCACCTCCTTTAAGAATTTGCTTTAATTTTAGAACTAAACAATTCATCAATTGGCATGTCATACATTTCTGAAAGAATCTGACACTCATTTAAATTAAATATTGCTTTGCCACTTTCTTTTAACTGGTAACGTTGTGGACTAATACCCAGTTTTGTAGCAACTTCTTTTTGAGTATCACCTTTTTCTTTCCTAGTGATGTACAACATAGGATAAGCTAAATTTGCCATTTGTAGAACCTCCTTTAGTAACAAGTTAACTTGTTATTTTTTGTTACAAATGCATTATATAATTGTTATTATAATTTTGTCAACTAAACTTGTTATTTAATGGTTATAAATAACACGTATATATGTTAAAATCTGTTTGTTAGGAGGGATTATATGATAGTATTTCGATTAAAAGAAATCATGGAAGAAAAAAATTTAAAGATAAGTGATTTAAACGAACAAACTGGAATCTCTAGAAATTCCATAAGCTCTTTATTAAATGGAAAAACTAGAGGTATTCAATTTGATACTTTAGAAAAAATTACTATAGCATTAAATGTTGATGTGGCAGATTTATTTAAAAATGTCTTTAATGAATTAATTATTAAGTTAAATGATATTAGTAAAGTGGAAACGTATAGACGTAGTAGTAATTTTAAGAAAAAGGATAATTTGATTGTCAAAAAGTATGCAATAACTTGTGATTTAATTGAAGATAACGACTTAAAAAAAGGGTTTATACCTTATGAAATATCTATAGAACTAAAACCTTGTCCTGAAATTGAAATACGGATAGACTTCTCGTATAGTAATTTGTTTAATTACCTTGTGAACTTTATAGCCGAAAATAGTAATTTCAAATTACTATTAGTTCATTATTTAAGTCAAAAAATTTATTACTTAGAACTTGAACGCATTAAAGAAATAAAATCGTTCTACAATATTTCTGACGAAAAAATTTTTATTAATTCTTCATCACCAGGAATACTTATGCACGTACCATTATGTGATAACAAAGGCATCCTCGAAGATACTAGATTAAAAGAAATTATTAACGAGTTAAGTTTAAATACAAATTATAATTACACATACGATGAACAAATAACCATCACCCATAAAAGAAAGAAATGAAGTAGGTGATTCCCATAGAACACAACTTAAACCTATCCCACAACATATATAAAGACGCTAAACGTGGTACATACTATTTTCGTATAAAATACTATGATAAATTTAATCAACGTAAAGAAATAAAAAAGAGTGGCTTTAAACAGCGTAAAGAGGCATTGAAGAAATGTAATGAAATTATGGACGAGTTAGAGGGTGTAGGACAGATAAACAAACTGCCCTTTGATAAGCTCGTAGATGAGTATATAGAGTGGTATTCTGCACGTCGTAAGTCATCTAGTGTGAAAGCATTAAAGACACATACAAACAACCATTTGCTACCCTATTTTAAGTCTATGGACGTGTTTAATATGACTACACAAGATATTATGAAGTTTCAGAATACGAAGTTAAAAGAGGGACACTCTGGAGAGTACCTAAAGAAAATGCACGTGTTCTTAGTATCGTTACTTAACCATGCTATGAAGTTTCATGATCTAAAGCAAAATGTAGCCTCTCTAGTAGGTAACTTTGAAATAGAATCAAATAAGCGTTTGAACTATTGGACATTAGAACAATTCAATCAATTCTATGAGGCTTTAGCTACACAACAACAAAAGTTATTCTTTAAGCTACTGTTTTACTCTGGTGCACGTAAGGGCGAAATTAGAGCCCTCACATGGCGTGATATTAACTATGATGATGATTTCATACATATTAACAAAACAGACTATCACGGTGAAGTGACAGCCCCTAAAACAAAAGCAGCAATACGTGATATATACTTACCTGTTCACATGATGAATGATATCAAAGAATATTTAAAATGGTACAAAGAAAACAATGTATATAAAGATGATTATGTATTATTCGGT